GGGTTTTACGCCGCAGACGGACTGCGCGGCCAGCAGCGCCTTCATGCCGGTGCGCTGGCCGTCGGTCACGCCGCCGATGATGTCGGCGGTGGTTTCCGCTTCGGTCTGGCCCTGCGGCACGCGCACAACATCGGTTACGGGTTTTGACTGATCCGCGATGGCGTCCAGTGAGCGGGCCAGCGTGCCGGATTCCCCGGCTTTGCCGCTGGCGGTGAGTACGTCAGTTAACAGCACCGGGCGGTTTAGCGGGAAGGTGGCCGCGTCGGCGTCGTCGCCGGTGCAGACAAGTCCCACAATCGCAGTGCTGACGGTGGCGATGGTTCGGGTGCCCTCGTTGATTTCCTCAACGCGCACGCCGTGGTGATAATCCTGTGCCATGTGGCGGTTCTCCTGTGAAGTGGTTCCGCTATGGTGAAAGGTCGCGGGCGCGGGTGCATCCTGATGGCGTTGTGTGGAAAATCACACAATGAAAAAAGGCCCGTAGCGGGCCTGATGGTTACTGCGGTTTTGCGGGCCAGCTGATGTCCGGCGCGCCTGACACGTCGGTGGCCTGCACCGCCTGAACGTACTTCATCCAGGCGGTAAGCGTGGCTTTGTCCGCATCGGTGATGATGCCTAACAGCAGCTGCGTCTGCCATGCCTGGGTGATGCCGTTTGCCTCGCTCACGCGCGCCGCCTTTTCGTTGGCCGCCGCCTCAAGCCGCGACTGCTGCTGTACATCGCTGTCGGTCACCCACTTCTCACCGTCCCACTTATCAAACGCGGTTGCGGGGGCCTGCGTTGTGGTTTCCTCCGGATAGTCACCCAGCGCCGTGATTTTCACCGGCGCGCCGCCGGAAACCGGGTAAACCGTTTCGCCGCGATGGTCCGGCACGCGCTGCCAGCTGCCGTCCTGATACACGGCCACCGTGCCCGCCTGCGCGTCAGGCGGTGCGGTCAGGCAGGAACAGGCGGGCAGGCCGACGCCCTGCGCCAGAAACTCCTGCACCGCACCGTTAAACTCCCCGGTCAGCGCGTCATACCCGTACACCGTCAGTGTGCCGTCGGCTTTTGCCAGCCCATTCTTATCAAGCGTTGCCTTCGCCATTATGCAGCCCTCACGATGTAGTTAAACGCCACGTTTCGCGGGCGGTTCTCCGCCGCCACCGGCACCACGCGCGAGGCGTCAAAATAGATTTTCTCGCCCATAGACTGCCCGTTTGATGTGTTGCCAACAGGAGGCCCGTCGGTAATGGCTGCTCCATCAACATAAACGCCCTCATTGGCATTTTTGCCGTTATTGTAAAAAACCCCGTCTGACCTGCCGTTATAAGGCACGGCCAGCGACTGAACGCCGGTCATGTTCCTGATGGCATCGCCCTGCGCTGAAAGCAGCGCACGCCCGCTGTCAGCACCGCGCCCGTCGTCCCAGCCGCGGATAAACTCCCCGCGCAGGTCGGGCAGCTTCAGTGACGGATAGACTTTAGCCAGCGCCGGATAAGCGGAGGCACTGAAGGATGCGCCGTTGCACTTGAGCCAGCCGCTCGGAGGCGTTGCCAGCGGCCACGGCTGCGGAATGCCGACCGGCATTGCCGAACCGTCAGCGGCCAGCAGGTACTGCGGATGTGGATTCGCGGCGGCAAGGTGCGCAGCTGTCAGTTTGTCCGCATACTGGCGCCCCTCCAGCACGCTGTCGTCCACGTACTGCCGCGTTGCCAGCACCACGGACGGGTCCACCTTCAGCGTCACGGCGTCGGTGCTGCTGACGATGATGATCATACGCAGCCGCTGAGTGCGCCCGCTGCCCTCCTGCAGCTGCGGCTTGTAGGTTTCGGCGGTGTTGCACACGGCAATCAGCGTGCCGTCACCGTCAAACAGCCCCATTTCCCGGATCCAGAATCCGCCCTCGGTTTCCGGGATAACCTGCTCTGCAATAATCTGGCTGCTGTTGGCCGCGTCCACCGTCAGCGAGTTAAGCGCGGCGCGGCGCACCTCGTTAACCAGCTTCGTCTGGCTGGCGTTCGGCGTCGGCAGCGTGCCGCCGCCGTCGCCCACGGCCATGTGCGTGATGTTCAGTTTTGTGCCGAGCGACACGGCGTTGGCAATCTTTGCCGCGCCGGTACTGGTCACGATGGCATAGAATTTTGTCATGGTCCCACTTCCATCAGGTCGATAACGTGAACCGCCGCGCCCGTGTAGCTCTGGCCGCCGACGGAGATAATGTCCGGGGTGTAGGGGTAGACGGTGAGATCGTCGCCGTCATAGCTGCCCGCGCCGGTGAATAAAGTCCCGCCGCTCTGCAGGTTGATGGACATGCCCAGCAGGTGACGGCTGCACGGCTTCGCGTCGCTTATCAGCCGCTCAAGCTCCGCGTAGGTTTCTTCAGTAATGCCCTGGTCCTGCACGCCGATGTCCAGGCGGAACGTGCCCGGCGCTTCACCGTTTTTCCACCACTCAATGACGCGGATCAGGAAGCCGAAAGGCTCCACCACGCGGCGGATGGCGCTGATGGTGCCCTTGTGCTGATGAATGTAAAACGCATCGCTCACCACCTGCCGCTTGACGCTCTCCGCCCAGCTTTCGTCCCATCGGTCCACCGAAAACGCCCAGGCCAGATAAGGCAGAAAGCTCACCGGGCAGGTGGCCGGGTTCCAAAGGTCGCGCAGCGGCACGTTCAGCCCGGAAATACCGCTGCAGGCTTCTGCCAGGCGGCGCTCCAGCGCAGATGAGCCGGGCGGCATCAGACTGCTGTTGCTCATGTCACCCCCTGATCGCCCGCCACGGAAATGTCCGTGCCGGTGCAGTAGCCCGCCTGCGTGCGGTCCATGATGATGTCCTGCGCCGGTTCGGTGATTTCCACCCAGTCCACACCGGCCACGCGCATCACCGCCCCGTAAGACTCACGCCGCACGCTGCGCCCCAGTTTTTTCTGCTCGGTCAGGTAAGCGGCCAGCTTCGCGTTTGCCGCCTCAAGACAGGGACCGGCGGCCACGCCGTCAAACAGGTGCAGCCTGGCCTTCACGCTGTAGCTGCGGATGGTTGCTCCCTGAACCGTCACGCGGTCGGCCACCGGGCGCACGCTGTCTGCGTTCAGCGCGGTGTTCACTGTGGTCAGCAAATCCGCTGCCGCCGTGCCGTCGCCTTCACGGCTCAGGACGGTGATCAGCACCGTCGCCGGTGACGGGCTGATGGCGGACACGTCCTGCACCCGGCCATCGGCGCTTTTAGCGTGAAACTCATACGCACCCGTCGGTCCGGCCACGCTCAGCCCCTCAAACGCCTCCGGCACGCGCACGCGCAGCGCGTCATCCGATTCCATTACCGCATCCACCGGCGGCACCGCGTCCGGGTCAGCAGGGGTCACGGTCAGGCGTTGCACGTTACTGCGGGCGGCCAGCTGGTCCAGATCGCTGCCGATGGCGTAAGCCACCATCACCGCCTGCGCCGCCTCGTTAATGCGCTGGCGCAGCAGGATTTCCCGGTAGACGTTCTCCTGCAGGCTTTTCACAACCGGATCGGACTCCAGCGCCAGCACGCGGCGCATGGCGGCCTGTTCATCCGCCGGATAAAGCGCAATCAGCGCCTCTTTGCGCTCTGCCAGCAGCGTTTCAAAGTCCGGCACCTCAATAATCTGCGGTGCAGGCAGCTGCGAAAGGTCAATTACTGCCACTGTTCACCCCCGTTGAAACCGTCAGAGAAAGCGGTGAGCCGTCGGCGCGCTGGCCGCTCAGATCAACCTGCATAGAGCCGTCCGCATTGCGCGTGATGTTTACCGAGGCCAGCCGGATGCGCGGCTCCCAGCGGCTCAGTGCGGTATAGGTGGCGGCCATCACCTGCAGTTCGGTGGCGTCGTTCTGCGGCTGGTCAATCAGCACCGACAGCAGCGATCCGTATTCACGACGTCCGATGCGGCTACCTTCCGGCGTGATCAGAATGTCGCGCACGCTCTGGCGAATGTGTTCGGTGTCAGTGATGGCTTCGCCGGTGTCACGATTCATGCCGATATACATCACACTGGTTCTCCTGAAATGTCGCCACCGGCTTTCACTTTGTCGTGTGCGTGCTTGTCAGCAATCACGCCGTTTGAACTCATTGGGCCGCCGCCCTGCGTCACCGCGCCGTTCATCACGGTCTGACTGTTAATCAGCGTATGGCTGGCTTCAACGCCCAGCTGGTCGGTGATCAGCTGAATGCCGTCGGCGGCCTCAATGCGCACGCTTTTGATGTTCTTAATCAGCAGTTGGCCGGTGTCTGGTTCGTACTGAAACCAGCCGCCGTCGTTGAACACGGTAGTGCTGCCGTTCTCTGAATAATCAGGCGGCGGGAAGGCATCGGAATAAATGGCCGGCAGCGCAAACGCGGTTTCGAGATTGCCGCCGAGGCTCAGCAGCACAACCTGCTC